GTGATCGGCACCGGCGATGGCGCGACGACCGCGTTCCAATTGGTGAAGCGCTACGCCTCGGGCGCGCAGTCGTGGACGCGTACCATCGCCAAGCCGGTGGCGGGAACCGTGCGCATCGCGCTGGCGGGCGTCGAGCAGCTGTCCGGCTGGTCGGTCGATACCACGACCGGTGTCATCACCTTCACCGCGGCGCCGGGCTCCGGCGTCGCGATCACCGCGGGCTTCGAGTTCGACGTGCCGGTCCGTTTCGACACCGACGTGCTCGACGTGACGCTCGACCTCGAGCGGCTGGGCTCGATCACCTCCATCCCGCTTCTGGAGATCCGACGATGAATGACGAAACCGGATTTCTGGCGGCGGCGCTGAAGGAACTGCTCGCCTCCACAGCGGTGATCCTTGCCGCCTGGGGTGCGCTCGGGGGCGCGACCAACGCGCTGACGACGAAAATGCGCCTGCGTGACGCGCTGCGCCACATCCTGCTCGGCGGTCTGATCGCGGCCGGGATGGGCAGCCTGTCGATGGCGATCATCACCCGCTGGCTGAGCCTGCCGCCCGAGGCGATCCCAGCCGGGGGCGCGGCCGGATCGGCCGCCTATCTGGTCGGCGTTTTCGGTCCCGCCTTCATCGAGGTGCTGCTCGCCCGCCTGCGCCATGCCGGGAAAGGTGATGGCGATGCATGACATTTTCCGCCTCGCGCGCTCCCTGCGCTGCGACCCGGCCGATCCCGGCCAGGCCTTCCGCCACCGCCTGGGCGTCGGCATCGCCTTCGCCGCGCTGATCCTGATCCTCTCGCTTCTGGGGTAACTTCCATGCAGATGACTGACTGGGGCCTTCTGGCCCTCGTGCGGCACGAAGGGATCGTGCCCGGACCCTACACGGATGTGAAACAGGTCTGGACGTTCGGCATCGGCCACACGGGCGCAGCCGGGGCACCCGATCCCGCCACGATGCCGCGCGGCATGCCCGCCGATCTCGATGCCGCGATCCGCGAGGCGTTCCGGGTCTTCCAGGCCGACCTCGCGCGTTACGAGGATGACGTTTTGCGCGCCGTGAAGGTGCCGCTCGAGCGGCACGAATTCGATGCGCTGGTCTCCTTCCATTACAACACAGGCGGCATCGCCAAGGCAGCGCTCACTCGGCACCTGAACGCGGGCGACCGGGCAACAGCCGCAGGAGCCTTCATGGGCTGGCTCAAGCCCGCCGCGATCCGCCCGCGCCGCGAGGCCGAGCGCGATCTCTTCGCCACGGGCCGCTATCCGACTGGTACCATCCCGGTCTGGTCGGTGGATCGCAACGGCCGGGTCGATTTCTCGCGACCGATGCGGCGCCTGACCGAGAACGAGGCGCTGGCAATGCTGCGTCCCGCAAGCGTGCCGATACAGAGACCATCCGTGCCTGCCGCCACACCTGAACCCGCAATCAGCTGGTTTACCCGGCTGACCTCCTTCTTCTCCAGCCTGAACCGGAGGGCCTGATCCCCATGCGCTACATCCGTCCGACCTCGCTCACCTGGTGGGCGGGGTGCCTCACCATGCTCACCGGCATTGCCTCGCTCGCGCTGCCCGCCACCGGGCCGTTCGGCGAACTCTCCCGCTTCGTCGCGCTGCTTGCCGGCAGTGGCGATGCCTCGCCCGCGGGGCTGATGTTCCTCGGGCTGGGCCTGATCGGCCTGCGTGACCGGATCGAGCGCGGGTTCCGCGGCGATGCTTGAGTTCCTCGCAGGGATCATCCTGGGCGGGGGTCTCGGCGTTTTCGTCGTCGCCCTCTGCGTCGCTGCCGCGCGCGGGGATCACGACGATGGCTGAGTTCCTGATCTGGCTGGTTGCAGGTCTCGGCGCGATCGGAGGCGTCGTCCTCGGCCGGGTCTGGGGCCGCGCGGAAGGCGAACGCCAAGGCAAACGGGAGGCGGAACGCGATGCCATGGAAGACAAGAGCAAGCGTCTCTAGCGTGGGCGGGATGCGGTCCGTGACGGTCGCGGTGCTGGCGATCCTGCTGACCGGCTGCGCCGCAACGACGGGCGCTGGTGATGCAGGCTGCGCCTCCTATGCCGAGGCGCGGCTGGCCCGGCCGCCTGCCTCTGCTGTAGCCGCCGCGCCCCCGGAATGGGCGATCTGGATCGCCGATCTCGACGACCGCATGACAGGAACCTGCCGATGAAATCCCTCTCGTCCGCCCTGCAGGCCCATCTCGACGAAGGCACGACGACGCTGGCTTGGTGCTGGCGGATCGCCCGGGCCGATGGCGTCACCTTCGGCTTCACCGACCATGACCGGACGCTCAGCTTCGACGGCACGGATTTCGAGCCAGAGAGCGGGCTGACGGCATCGGAGGTTCGCTCGGGCTCGGACCTGTCAGTCGATGCGCAGGACGCCGAAGGCGTGCTGACCTCCGACCGCATCACCGAGACCGACATCCTCGATGGCCGCTGGGACAACGCGGCGGTCGAGGTCTAGCGCGTGAACTGGGCCGACACCGCGCAGCGCGTGCTGATGCGGCGCGGGGCCATCGGTCAGATCCGGCGCGGGCGGCTTGCCTTCGTCGCGGAGGTGCGCTCGCTGGCCCATGTGCTGGGCCAGACGGTGGGGCGAACCTTTCAGGCGAGTTGCGACGTGGCGCTCGGCGATGCGCGCTGCGGAGTCGATCTGGAGGACCCCACCTTCAAGAGCTCGGGCGTCGTCGTCGATCTGCTGCGCGACCGCGCCTTCACCGCCTCGGGTCTTGGCGGCTTCGACGCTGGCTGGTTCACTTTCGGCTCGCTGGACTGGACGAGCGGCGCGAATGCTGGGCGGCGCACCGAGGTGCTGGGCCATGACGTCACGGACGGCATCGCGGTGCTGACCCTGCTCGAGGCACCGGTGCGCGCGATTGCCGAGGGTGACGCCTTCGTCATCCGGGCGGGCTGCGACAAGCGCCTCGCCACCTGCGGGACGAAGTTCGCCAACACCGCCAGCTTCCGGGGCTTTCCGCATATTCCCGGTCAGGATGCCGTTCTGCGCTATGCCACCAAGGACGGCGGCCACGAGGGGGCTGTGCTGTGACACCGGCCGATCCCGATCTGGTCATCGCCGTCGCACGGTCCTGGCTGGGCACGCCCTATCACGATCAGGCTAGCCTCAATGGCATCGGATGCGATTGCCTTGGCCTTGCGCGCGGTGTCTGGCGCGAGGTTGTCGGACCCGAACCCTTCCCGATCCCGCCTTACAGCCGCGACTGGGGTGAGAGCGGCCCGCGCGAAGTGCTGGCCGAAGGCGCGCGTCGCATGATGCCGGAAATCGCACCCGTCGATGCCCCGCCCGGCGCGTTGATCCTGTTCCGCATGATGCCGCGCGCCATTGCCAAGCATGTGGGCATCCTGACCGGCCCCGACACCTTCCTGCACGCCTACGAGCGCCTCGGCGTCATCGAGGAACCGCTGACCCCAACGTGGCGACGCCGTATCTCCTTCGCCTTTCTCTTTCCCCAACGTTGAGAGTTTTCCATGGCCACGCTTGTCCTCGGCGCTGTCGGCACGGCCATCGGCGGGGCCTTTGGCGGCGCGATCCTCGGCTTTTCCGGTGCGGCCATCGGCAGCTTCATCGGCTCGACCGTGGGCTCGGTGGTCGACAACTGGATCGTCTCATCGCTGGCCCCGGCTCAGCGGATTGAGGGCGCGCGGCTTGACACGCTGCGCATCACCTCGGCCACCGAAGGCGCGGTGATCCCGCGCCTTTACGGTCGTATGTGGATCGGCGGCAACATCATCTGGGCGACCGATTTCCGCGAGGAGACGAAGACCACCACCCAAGGCGGCGGCAAGGGCGGTGGGGGCGGCAAGGTCAAGACCACCGAATACCTCTACTATGCCAGCTTTGCCGTGGCGCTGTGCGAAGGTCCGATCACCGGCATCGGCCGCATCTGGGCCGACGGAAAGGCGATGGACATGACCGGCGTGACCTGGCGCTGGTATCCCGGCAACGAAGTGCAAACCGCCGATCCGTTCATCGCAGCAAAAATGGGGGCCGCTAACACGCCCGCCTATCGTGGCACGGCCTATGTCGTGTTCGAGGATCTGGCGCTGGCGACCTTCGGCAGCCGCCTGCCACAACTGTCGTTCGAGGTGTTCCGCCCACTGGCCGATCCCGACACCGCCGAAGGCCTGACCCGAGCCGTCACCCTGATCCCGGCCTCGGGCGAGTTCACCTATGCCACCGACGCGATCCGGAAGGGCAGCGGCGGTGCCACCGTGGCCGAGAACCTGAACGCGCTGCCCGACCAGGCCGACATCGTCGTGGCGCTGGACCGGCTGCAGGCCGTGGCTCCGGCGGTCGAGAGCGTGAGCCTCGTCGTGGCCTGGTTCGGCAACGATCTGCGCGCGGGTTCCTGCAAGGTAAAGCCGGGTGTCGAGGTCGCCTCCAAGGCCACCACGCCCGCCAACTGGTCGGTGAATGGCGTCAGCCGGGCCAGCGCCCATCTGGTCAGCCGTGATGCCGAAGATCGGCCGGTCTATGGCGGGACACCTGCGGATTTCGCGGTGGTGCAGGCGATCCAGGAGATGAAGGCGCGCGGGCTGCGGGTCACCTTCTATCCCTTCCTGCTGATGGATGTGCCGCCCGGCAACACGCTGCCGAACCCCTACAGCGCCAATGCTGCCACGCTGGGTCAACCCGCGTTTCCATGGCGGGGGCGGATCACCTGTTCCCCAGCGGCCGGATTTGCCGGATCGGTGGACAAGAGCGGCACGGCGGCAACGCAAGTGTCGGCCCTGTTCGGGGCGGCGACGCCGGGGAATTTCAGCGTGTCGGGCGAGAGCGTCAGCTTCACCGGCTCGCCCAGCGACTGGGGCCTGCGCCGCATGGTGCTGCACTACGCGCACCTTTGCGCAGCGGCGGGTGGCGTCGATGCCTTCCTGATCGGCACCGAGATGCCAGGCCTCACCACCATCCGCTCGGGGGCCAGCACTTACCCTGCCGTCACCACTTTCAAGACCCTCGCGGCCGACGTGAGCTCCATTCTCGGCGCGGGCACCAAGATCGGCTATGCGGCCGACTGGTCGGAATACTTCGGCCACCATCCGCAAGACGGCAGCAATGATGTCTATTTCCACCTCGACCCGCTCTGGTCGGATGGCAACATCGACTTCGTGGGCATCGACAACTACCTGCCGCTGTCAGACTGGCGCGACGGTTTCGATCATGCCGATGCGCTTCAAGGGTGGCCCGCGATCTACGACCGGGCATATCTGCAAGCGAACATCGCAGGCGGCGAAGGCTTCGACTGGTTCTATGCCAGCGCCGTTGACCGCTCCGCCCAGATACGGACAGCAATCACTGATGGTGCGGCAGGCAAGCCGTGGGTGTTTCGACCCAAGGATATCCGCGCCTGGTGGACGAACCCGCATTTCAACCGGCCAGGCGGGGTGGAAAGCGGCGCGCCCACCGCATGGGTGCCGCAGTCGAAGCCCGTGTGGTTCACGGAACTGGGCTGCCCGGCCATCGACCGGGGCACAAACCAGCCGAACGTGTTCTTCGACCCGAAGTCGTCGGAGAGCTTCACGCCCTGGTTCTCCCGCGGCTGGCGCGACGACGCGATCCAGCGCGCCTATCTCGAGGCCAGTTACCTCTGGTGGGGAACCCCGGCAAACAACCCGACATCCACGATCTACGGCGGCCGGATGGTCCATGTGCCGGAATGCGCGGCATGGACCTGGGACGCGCGGCCCTATCCGTTCTTCCCTGAGCTGACCGGCGTCTGGACGGACGGCCCCAACTGGCGGCTTGGTCACTGGCTGACGGGGCGGCTGGGCGCGGTGTCTCTCGCCGCCCTCGTGCGCCACCTGTGCCTGCGAGCGGGCCTCGATGAGGCATTCATCGACGTCTCCGGCCTCTGGGGCGCGGTCGAGGGCTATGTCATCGGCGCCCTCGAAAGCCCTCGCGCGTCGATTTCCACGCTGGCCCGACATTTCGGCTTCGATGCCATCGAGACCGAAGGCATGATCCGCTTTGTCATGCGCGGGCGGGCTTCGGTTCTGAGCCTGGCGCATGACGACCTCGTGGCATCCCGCGAAGGGGAAGCGCTGGAACTGGTCCGCGCGCAGGAAACCGAACTGCCGCAGGCGCTGAAGTGGCAGGTCGCGCGCGCCGACGAGGACTATGATGCCGCCCTCGTGGAAGCGCGGCGCATCACGGTCGATACGACGCGCATCGCGTCCGAGAGTTTCCCGATGGCCATCCCGCCAGAGGAGGCCGAACGGCGCTGCCGCCGCGCGCTGATGGAAGCGTGGATCGGTCGCGAGAGCGCGACCTTCCGTCTGCCGCCCTCGCGGCTGGCTCTGGACCCTGCCGACGTGATCCGGCTCTCCCATGACGGCCGCGAGGTCGAGTTCCGCCTGGTCTCCGTCGCCGACGCCGAGGCACGCGGCATCGAAGCGGTGCGTCAGGACCGTGCCGCCTATGACCTGCCGCCGTGGGACCCCCGGCCCGCGAGCATTTCCAGCCCTGTCGTGTTCGGCACGCCGGAAGTGGTGATGCTGGACCTGCCGCAGATCAGCGAGGACCAGCCCGCGCATCGCCCCCTGATCGCCGCCCATGCCAGCCCCTGGCCGGGCGAGATCGCGGTGTTCCGCAGCGCGTCGACGGACGGGTTCAACCTCCTGACGACCTTCGGGAGCCGTGCGCGGATCGGCACGCTGGCTTTCGATTTCTTTCCGGGACCGACCTCGCGCTTCGATCTGGGCAACGCGCTGGTCGTCGATCTGCTGTCAGGGACGCTCGAGGGTGTGACGGACGTTGCCCTGTTCGGCGGGGCAAATGCACTGGCTGTCGAGTCTGCGGCCGGGGTCTGGGAGATCGTCCAGGCTGGCCAAGCCGAACTGATCGCCCCCGATCGCTACCGGCTGACCCGCCTGCTGCGTGGCCAGCGCGGGACGGAACAGGCTATGGGCAATCCCGCCCCGGCCGGGGCGCGGGTCGTTGTATTGGAAACGACACTGGCCTCGCTGCCCATTACAGAGGCCGACCTCGGCCTGCCATGGAACTGGCGGGTCGGCCCTGCCGCGCGCGATGTCAGCGACGCGAGCTATGCCGCGCTGGGCTTTACGCCGACAGGGCGCGGCCTCGTGCCCTTCGCGCCGGTCCATGTCGAACAACCATGGCGGACGGCGCGCAGCCCGGGCGATCTAACCATTCGATGGACACGGCGATCGCGCACGCTCGTGGCCGATTCCTGGGAACAGGTCGAGGTGCCGCTGGCCGAGGATCTGGAATCCTACGACGTCCAGATCCTCGACGGCGCCGCCGTCAAGCGCACGCTGACCAGCACCACGACCTCCGTCCTCTACACCGCCGCCCAGCAGAGCGCTGATTGGGGCACGCCGCTCGCACCCGGCCAGACGCTGTCGATCCGCATCTACCAGCTCTCGAACCGCCTCGGCCGCGGCACGCCTGCCGCGGTCACGATGCAATTCTGATCCCAACCCACGGGAACCCCCATGTCCGACACCACGACCCATCTGGGCCTGCCCTATCTTCTGGCGGCGCAGGCGCAGAAGCATGTCACCCACAACGAGGCGCTGCGCCTGCTTGATGCCATGGTGCAGCTCTCGGTCCTCGACCGCACGCGCACTGCGCCCCCGGCCAGCCCCGCCGACGGCAACCGCCATCTGGTGGCCTCGAGTGCCACCGGCCTCTGGGCCGGGTGGGACCTGAACATCGCCTTCTGGATCGATGGCGCGTGGATCCGCCTCGTGCCACACACCGGCTGGCTGGTCTGGGTTGCGGCCGAGAGCCTGTCCTCGTCTGGACCGGCAGCGCCTGGGAGGTCGTGGGCGAGCCACGCGACGTCTCCGACGCGGTCTTCAGCTTGGTGAACGATGCGGACCCGACGAAGAAGGCCACCTTCTCGCTGGCAGGGATCAGCACGGGCACGACGCGCAGCTTCACCCTGCCAAACACCTCATCCGAACTGGCGATCCTCGCGGGAACACAGACCTTTAGTGGCAACAAGACGTTTTCGGGGACGCTCACGGCGTCCGGGACCGTGACTGTCTCCGCAGCCAGCGCCTCGATCGGCACGGCGACGACGACCGCCACCTACGGGATGGGCACCGGCGCCACGACCACGGGCGTGACCAAGACCGTGAACCTCGGCACCGGCGGCGCGTCCGGGTCGACAACGGTCATCAACATCGGCTCGGCCACGGGTGGTTCGGGCGGCACGACCGTCATCAACACGCCGACCGTCACCTTCGCCAATGCCGTCACACAGGTCGGCATGCCCCAGGCGAACCTGACAGCGCAGCTCCTGGGCCTCGGAGGGGCCACGGCCGACAGCTACAACCGGGTGTCGGTCAACACGCCTGCCGTCCTTCTGAACAACGCGGGCGCGGGCATCGAGGCCACGGTGAACAAGGCGGCCCCGGCTAACGACGCAGCCTTTGCCTTCAAGACCGGCTTCTCGGCGCGGGCGCTGATCGGCCTCTTGGGCAACGACGACTTCAGCTTCAAAGTCAGCCCGGACGGCTCGGCCTTCTTCGATGCCTTGAAGATCGACCGCACCAATGGCCAGGTGGAACTGCCGCAGCCGACGATCCTGCCCGGGCTCAGCGCCTCCCCGAGCGCGCCGCCCACCGGCAAGGCGGCGATCTATGCCCGTAACCGGGCGGGCGCACCGTGGATCGACGTGATGCGCCCCTCCGGCCGGGATTTCCCGCTTCAGCCGCATTTCGGGGTCAACCGGATTGCCAACTGGTCGCCCTCGGTCACCACCACGATCACCAGCGAAGGCCTGCCGATCACCTCGGTCGGAACCGTCTCGCATCCCACGCTGGCCGCGACCAGCCTGGCCGCCAGCATGCGGCGCTGGCGTTTGACCTCGGCCGCGGTGGTGGACTCGGTGGCCGACCAGCGCTCCGCAGGCTGGGCCTGCTGGCGCGGCAATGCCGCGGGCTTGGGCGGCTGGACCTTCGTGACGCGGATTTCGCTCACAAACCTACAAGCCACCGGCATGGGCTTCTTCGGCCTCTACGGTTCCACCGCCGCGCTCGCCACCACCCTGACGCTCTCGGCCGTCATCAACTGCATCGGCATCGGCTTTCAGCGCGGCACCCACACTCGTTGGCAGCTGGTCGCCAACGACGGCACCGGGGCGCCAACCCTGACCGACATGGGCGCAAGCTTCGCCATCGCCACCGGCGGCGTGCTGACCCTGTTCATCGCAGCGCCACCGAATGGATCATCCGTCTGGGTGCGGGTGATCGACGAGGTCTCCGGCGCGGTCTTCGAGCAGGAAATCACCACGGACCTGCCAGCCAACACACAATTCCTGTCACCCCGGCTGTTCATGAACAACGGGGCAACTGCTGCGGCAGTCGCTTACGACTGCTCGGGGGTCTATCTGGAGACAGATTTCTAG